GGAGGAAAAATAACGTCCCCTGGATTAGTATAGGTCTCTGGTATGTCCCTCAACGCCTGCCTATAAGTGACCCAGTCTATAGGAATAATCTTAGTCTTTTCGACTATAGCGGCTATAAGCCAATCAGTTCGTTCTAAAAGAGAATCCCTCGATTTTCTTATTAACACCCATTTTTCCTCAGCGGAAGTTAAATCTACCAACATTGGTACTACATTATCCGTGTTTCTTACTAAGGTCGTTGTATCTATATATTCACTCATATTTATGCTCCATTATCTGCAAACGCCAACTCGTACCAGTTGGTGTTATCTGCAATTAAAAATAGTTTGTCTGCACCGTTATTCAAAACTCTGTCTGCGGGAAGTTTTATATTCCCCGTTGTTTTAACCGTTATGTCTCTAGCACTGGAGGTAGACTGGAGAATTAACACCCTTCCCGCCGCTTGTCCGTTAATAGTTACCAAATCGTCTGAAGCAGCCGCGCCCTCGGTGTCAACGGCAATAAAAGAGGACGTTGCCGTAATTACCCCCGTTGCTATCGTTTCGTTAGTACGAAGAAACGTGAAAAAACCAGCGGCGCTCAGTGCGGAAACGTTTGTTATGGCCCCACCAGTTATAGATACACCGTTAGAGTTTTGTATTCCCATTGTTCCCATAGACGACCCATAAATAGTGAGTGTCGCCCCCGTATTTGATACCGACACCCCACCAGTTCCTACAAACCTCGCTGGCATATAGTAAAAATTAGACGCACCCTCCGTCACTTCTTGGGTATTTAAAGTCGTGGCATTATATACTTGACCAGACAGTCCACTTCTAAGTATTCCAGAAGTACCTAATGCGTTTATTAAAAAGGTATTTCCTACCCCTAAACTCGAAGCAAACATATTCCACCTGTTGCCAACCCTACCCAAGTTCGGCGTACCAGTACTGTCAATCGGATATATCTCCGCAGCGGCCCCGTAAGGAGTTATACTTCCACTAGAGCTTACATAGTTAAACCCAATGATTCTGTTGTTTGTTCCTGATCCAGTACCAATAGTAAGCACGGTAGATCTCTGATAAATATTAATCGGTGTCTGCGAGTCTGGAGCAAACCTTAGCGGTTGGGTCTCGGACGATGACGTGTTCCCTAAAGAAAGCACCCCATCCATGACATGAAGACTGCCAGCAACAGTATCACCTGTTCTTGACAAAAAGTTTGATTGCCCCTGTGAAAATATTGTTGTTGTTAACCCGTTTACAGATACCGAGGCTCCACCCAATCCCACGAAGCGAGAAGTTTTGTAGTAAAAGTTACTCACTCCCTCGCTTAAATCGTTTGTTGTTTTAGTACTAAAATCAGTGGAGAATCTAGAGGCCGAATAGTATAACCCGCTACCCCCTTCTGTTGTCTCGTTTGTGTTTACTTTTGTAGAGGCTCCGTACAATGTGTATGTGCCACCAGTTAATAATACAGACACCCCTCCTGTGCCTACAAATCCGAGCGTGTTACTGACCGTCAGTCCTGTTATATTAATACCATTACCAGCGTATATAGTTGACCCTGCACTACCTGTTGATGAAATGGTGACTCCGTTAATGGCTATATTATTACCTGCTTGTAGCGAAACACCAGGCATTGTGTTTGTAATTGTAGACCCACTTATGTTTATACCCACTCCCGCATACACAGTAGACCCAGTGGTAGCTCCTCCAGATCCTCGAATTATGGCAAGGCTTTGCCTGTCTCTATTTATTTTATAAACTGTCTTCTTAGGATAATCTATTCTTACTACCTGCCCTACGACCTCTCCTCTTATCTCTATTTCTTTAGGTATCTCAGTCCTATCGGCTTTCCTTTTTAATTCCCCCTTAATCTCTTTAATCTCTGGGGAAAGATCAGACACCTTTATACTTCCAATCCTTTTACCTAATTGCTCTATAGCATCATTTATTCTCTTGTTTGTTTCAATTCGGAAATCGTTTAAACTAGGCACAGACTCTTTAGTCTCTTTTATCTTTTTATCAAAGTCCACTAGTCTAGCGTTAATCTCGTCAATCAATCCTGATATACTTTCTACAGAAGTGTCTTGGAGTTTGGTAAGTTCTGATATAGAAGCGTCTAACCTTCCAAGCCTTTCTAGCGAGTCTTTATAATCGTCAACGCTTACTAATCCGTTTCTATCTATCACTGCGTCTTGAAGTTCTACTTTTAACCCTTCTAACCTGTCCTCAAGCTCTTGTTTCTTTTTGGTTATTCTGGCTCGTCTCTTTTTCTCCAATTCTGCCAACTTCAAGGCCTCTCGCTTTTTATTCTGAGTTTCAAAGTATTTTTTTAGAAAAACCTCTTTTATCATTATTTAACATCTTTGAACGTATCCACACTTGAATATACAGGCATATCGAAAGGCTTGCCCTCCACTTCTATACCCTCTGACTCGTTCTGAAGTATTGGCGTCCAGAAAGACCTGCATCCGTAGTGGTTAGGCGGGGTTAATAGTGCGTAATTAGCGTCAACCGCCTGAAACACCTTACCGTCTAAGTCTCTACAGTATTGAGTCGTTCTAGCATCTAAAACCGCTGTATACCTGAAGGCAAAAATCTCTTGTGCGTTCTTTTCAAATGCAATCTTTCTACCGCTGTTAAACATCTTAGAAACAAGTAGCCCAACCGTAGGTATAAGTATCTTATCCCAGAAAGAATCGTACTCTTGTTCTAGCATTAACTTAGCATCATTCTCGGCTATACCACCCTCTAATGCAGAATTAGCCACACTTCTTAGTTTAAGTTTAAGTCTTTCTTCCTGCTCTTCAGCGACTATATCTGTGCCTTCGGCAATTCTTACTGCCTCGCTCTTTGGTGTAGACGGCACACTCTTACCAATTTCGTTAGCAGCCATTCTCTTTCCGTACTCGTAAATATCACTTCCAAGCTCTCTCAACTCTTCCTTATAGGTAGTCTCTCCTTCCGCTAGGTCTACTTCTACCTTCTTAACCGCTTGTCTGCCCTCTCGTAATGCCATTGTATAAGCATTGATTATTCTTTCCTTTTCAGTCATGAGTTTGTTCTTGAGTATAAACTCCGCCCTAACCCTTGAGTCGTCAAGTTTCATTTTAATATCACTAAACTTGATCTTGTTTTCGTCTGGATACAAAGGCCTAACAACAGGGTCTATTAAAACAGGTTCTGTCCCGTCCCCAAGATCTAAGCGTTTGTGCGTCACTTCGGACAGCTTTTGCGTCTTAGTCTTAGTTTCCTTTTCTTTCTTCATTGCCATGTCCCTTTTAGCCATCATTTCTTTCTCCCCACTTGCCTTCATATTGGCCTGTGCTTGAACCTGATTTGCCATATCTTCGGCCTCTTTCTTCTTCTCCTCGGCTTCGGCCTCAATCTCTTCTTCACTCACTTCTATACCTAGCTTATCCGCACCCGTAGTTATGATTCTACTCTTTAGTACGTCTGGTATGTTTCCGCCCTTTGTTAACTCGAGTAGCATGTTATAAATAAGTTCTGCCGTAGCGTCCTCAATAGGATTTACTTTCAAAGAAGGATACACTTCGCTTCCAAAGTTTATCTTTATAAGGTCTGCGACAATCTCATTCCACGGATCTTCAATCAGAGTCTTTGCAATAGCCATTAATCCCTGTTTAAAGAAATCAACCTGGCTCTCACCTAACGCCCTGCTTCCCGTGTTACTCACACTTGATCCTAAATCAACAAACTGTGCAAGTATGCTCTTAGCCATCAACGAGTAGTGTAGGTTTACGGTCTCACGACCCTCTGACATTACCCCTGAGTCCGTAGTCTCTGGAAACTCTACTTTGTAAGACTCCGAAGGCAACATGATAGACGATTCCATATGAATACGATCAAACGCCTTTAATACATTAGTTCTGTCTGTTTCTTGTGTGTTACCAATGGTATAAATCAATCGAGGTTTTATAACTCCAAGCTCGTGTCCTACATGATTCAAGAACAATCCCTTGTGTGCCTTGTCGTAGTGATACCACGCAGCTCTTAATCCGCTCCTGCCGTATAATGATCCAAACTCCTGACCGAAAGCTACTCTATGCACCTTTTTAATACCACCGTCATTTATTACACTTACATCAACAGCCTTCTTACCAAAAGACATTCTCTGTTTGTATCCCATGAAGTTCCCGTTATCGTCAACAAGTACCTTCATTTCAAAGTCATCACCACCAGCTCTTGGTGCTAGCTTTCTCAAGTATATCTTACCGTCTGGATCTAGTCTGTATACAATCTCGAACAATCTATACCCCTCAATAAACGCCCTTAAAGCGTATCGGTTAGTCAATTCCATACTCATTTCCATTCCGCCCTTCCATTGTGGGGAAAGTAGGTTCTTCTCAATAAATATCTTCTCTTCAGAATCTTCTTCGGCCTCGTACTCTGGGTCGTCTACTATCGCAATGCCTGGAGCAAGTATAGTATTAAACACTGCATTAACAAGCATTTGTACTTGACCGTCATTGTCAAACATTCTCCTGTAATCAGTTATCTTCAAGTTGTCCTGTCGTATTTCCTCACTTATTAACGAATTAGCCAAGTTAAGTCCCTGACTCTTTATCATTTGTTCTCCTTTAACACCTATTTCTTTG